CATTAAATTTATCTTTTTCTAAAAAATTATCTATTACTTGAATGGCCATCCCAAACTCCATATAACTAAACTGTTTCTTTCTCCACTTTTAACAGGACACACTCTATGCCATACAAAAGAAGGAAATACAACCAAAGAACCTTTAGGTAATATTTCTTTGCATTTAACAATTTGCTTTTTTTTATGTGGATCTTTATTTCTAAAATCAAATTCTAATTCTCCACCTTTATATTCTTTTGGATCAGATAAACTAACTGTAACGGATAGTTTTCTTACTTTATTGTTTTTTGGATTTTGTGGATCATTAGGATATAAATATGGCTCATCCCAACTATCGCAATGCCAGTCATAATATTGACCTTTTTCGTATTTTGTAAACTGACATGTTTCAGACCAATCCCATTGAAAATTCCAACCTGCATTTCTATTTGCCTCATTTATGTAAGGTTGAATTTCTTTATAAATCCATTGGTCTTCCATCCAAACTATATTTGAATTTCTTTTCTTTTTTAAATCTTTTATTTGTTTTTTATTCAATTTTTTTGGATCGTCACCTAACCCACCTGTTAAAGCTGTTTGATCTTTTAATTGATGTCCATATTTTACAATGTCATCACAAATACGAGAAGGTAAAGCTGATTGAAAATACCAAAAATAATTTTTTAAATTCATATATCTTAAAATTAAAGATATAACATTAGGTAAAAAATTGTCAATGAAGGACTAAATTTCGAAAGTTCCGCTTACTGTAAATGTTGCTATTTTTGTACTTCCTGGTGCACACGCAATAGTATTAGTACAAGGTGCAATAGTGGCACTAATAGAATTTGGATATCTTAAAATTACTACACCAGATCCGCCACTTCCAACTTTAGGAGCACTTGTAGGTGCAGATTCACCATTTCCTCCGCCACCACCACCTCTATTGGTTGTTCCATTGTTGGATGGGCCTGCATTTCCTGGTCCTGTGCCTGGAACTCCTGCTCCACCAGTTCCACAAGGAGACGCTCCTCCTGCAGCTCCTGGATTATAAGCTCCACCTCCGCCTCCTCCAGCGTAAGCTAAAGATGAACCTGAAATTGAATTTGATATACCGACACCACCATCTCCACCAGGACCACCTGCTGGAACTGGGTTTGAAGGATTAGAACTTGTGCCTGCTCCTCCTCGGCCTCCACCGCCGGATGCCGCATAACCTCCAGCACCTCCGCCACCATTATTTCCTTGAGGGCCACCCAATGGCGCAGCCACAGGGGGAGTATTTCCAGAACCTCCAGGACTATTGTGTCCTCCACCTGATCCAGATCCTCCTGGAGAAGTAGGAGAAGGTCCAGGTCCAAATCCTCCTCTAGTCGCTGTTTTAGAAAGTGGTTCAAGTGCGCCAGGTTGTGTAATAATTGTTGTGCAAGATCCTAATCCTGCTGAACCACCGCCTCCAATTGTAATATCATAAACGCCTGCGTCCAAAGCTAATCCAGCTGCACACGAATTACAATATGAATATAGTAATCCTCCTGCGCCGCCTCCTCCGCCGATTTGACCTCTTCCTGATCCGCCTCCAGCAACCATTAAGTAATCTGCTGTAAATGGATTTGGTGTTAAGCCACCACCGCCAGATCCAAATCCTAAAATTTGGTAACCAAAAGATTTTCCTCTTGATTTATTTTTTTTTAAACCTTTTCCTCCACTGCCACCTTGGAGAACATTTATTTTATGGTCTCTCATATTCTATCCCTTATGCGTCGTTAGCAGCGTCAGTAGTAAAGAATAATTTAATTCCTAAAAGTTTTGCATCTGCTGTTAGAGTGTCATCAGACACATCTCTAGTTACTTGAAAGAACACTTGTTCATCTGTACTAGGTGAGCCAGCTATTGTAACTGCTCCACTTTCTGCTGTAACGTCTAAATCGTTTGCTGTACCACTGTGTGCTTTTGCTGTTGGTGCAACTGCTGTTCCAAAAGCAGTATTACAAGAATCATTATCTGCTATAGCAACACCAGATAAATCCCAAGATACAGTTCCTGTGTTTGTCGAATCTGCTGTAAAAAATGCTTGAAAAGTCACTGTGCCTTCATTCCAAGATTTTGGAAAAGCAACAGCAAATTGAGCATTTTCATCGGCATCTTTGTCAAAGTTTAAAGTTTTTATTTCAGGACCATTTGATAATTCTACTTGACCAGATTCTGCTCCAGAAGTGGTATTAGGATACATAGCGACTGCAGGAATCCATATAGATTCTTTACCTGCAATTTTGACCGCAGCAGTTCCTGATTTTAAAACTCCAGTTCCTTTTGGATTAATATTTATATCTACGTTTGTATCATCTCCTGTTGAAGAAAGAGTAGGACCGTTTCCTGTCGCTGCATTAGCTAATGTAAACTCATTAACTGCAGATCCAGTTTCTGTAAATTTTAATAATTCTAATGTACCATCGCCAAGTGCATTTCCATTAACATCTAACTGACCACCTAGTTGTGGAGTTGTATCATCTACAACAGCACCAATCATAGGTATTTCTTTGATATCAGGATTTGTGCCATCGTTGGCAGTAGCAAAAACTATTTTATCACCTTTATCTGTAGCTGAAAAAGTTACAGAAGAACCTGAACCAGAAACATATTTAAATTGAACTGTATATGCACCTGAACTTGAATTTCTTAAATAATAAAAAGTTTGAATATCTAAAGGAATAGTTACAACTCTATTTCCTGTAATAGAACCTGTAAATTCTATCATTCTATGAGCAGCTGTGTCACCCGTTCCAGAATCTGTAATAGTTAGAGTCGTAGTTCCAACACCACCTGCAATTGATTGTGTTGTAAAGCCGCCAGCTATTTGTTCAAAGACTTGTAAATTAACATTTGTTTTATCTCCCCAAGTACCTGAGTTTTCACCGGTAGCTTGAAGTTCTATACCTAAAGGTGAGTAAGTTGATGCCATAATTTTTATCCTTTATTAAATACTTTAATTTTATTTCTATTGCACTGCATTGTCAACTAGGCAACTAACTTCCAATTTGGAGCTGTGCCTGGGTCAACTAATTCCCATGTGTTTACTGATATTATACCTGTAGAAGAGGTCGTTGTCACTCCTGTTGGTAAACATTCTGCAGAAGCACCAGCCACAGTATTTGCAGCAATAATGTTTAATTGAATACCTGTTATATCTACTTGTGTATTTGGCGTAGCATCCTCATTACCTAAAGATAAGGTTAATGCTTGACCTGTAAGAGTTAAATCTGCGTTTGCAGTTATTGATAAAGTGCCTGTCGTAGAATTTAAAAGTTCTCCTGTAATAGCAGTATCTGGAGCAGGATCTACTTGTCCTGAGGACATTGACATTCCCATATTTACACTTGCTGAACCCCATAGTTGGTCTCCCCAACCTATACTTTCACCCCAACCTGGATTACTTATTGCACTAAGCTCAACGGTTACAGAATTATCAACGTCTTCATTACCTAAACTTGTAGTAGCTGTTACAGCAGTAACATCAACAAATGCCCAAATACCCTCTGCTCCCCAAACTTCATCACCCCAAGCATCTCTTCCCCAACCTTGCTCATTGTAAGCTTCTTCTGTGCCTAAACTTGCAGTTAATTGTTGTCCTGTAGGGAAAACACTAGTTCGATCAGCTACACTTCCTGCTGAAACATTTAATGCACTTAAAGGGTTTTGACTTAAGAAAATTTCTGTTGCTGATGTTACACTCACACTTCCAGTTGTTGAAGCCAACTGTTCTCCAGTTTCAGGAACTTGTTGTCCAATTCTAACTACAGGATTATATGTTCCTCCCCATTTTATAAAAGGATCATTCCAAGTATTTTGTCCCCAAGTATTTTGTTCACCAGAACTAACTGATAAATCAAGACCTGTTAAAACTACATCAATAGTTGATTCACCCCAGTTTTCATCACCCCAAGCGTCTCTTCCCCAACCTTTTTCGTTAAATGCATTAAGAGTACCTAATGACGAAGCTAGAGTAACAGCAGTAGGAGATACATCAATTCCATCTTGGTTATTCCAAGAATTGAAGCCCCATGTTTTTGCTCCCCATGTAGTTTGTGTAATATCAAAAATACCACCCATGCCAATTCCATGCACATAACATAAATAATAAAAATCAGTTTCAGAAGACGGAGTTACTTCTACATATCTAGTAGTTGCTGCATTAAATGTAGTAGTATTTGTGTAATTAGTCTGGTTACTTGCACCATCAAGATAATAAGTTATACCTGATGAAATTATTTGATCTCGACTTGTTGTTGTAGAAAAAATTAAAGGGTGGTTATTATTAGAAGCATCGCTTTGTTCAAAACGTAGGGTTGCTCCATTAACCCATGTTACTGTTCCTGGGCCTGTTGAATTTCTTGAACCGTCTAAATAAAAGACGTTGCCCGTACCTCCGCCATAAAGGTTACCCGACGCTACGGTAACTGTGTAAGTTAGTTCTGCCATAGCATCGGGCTCCTAAATTATGCGATTCTTAATATAGCGGCACTCGATGTAAAGTTTGGAAATTGAATTGTAAAAGTTCCAGAAGTTGCAGTTTTATCAGAACCAAAATCTAAAACACAAACTGCTTTGTTAGCCTCAGTTGAGTTATAGATTAAAGCACCTCTCGCAGTAAGTGTTACTCCTGTGAAAGATAAATCTGCAAAGTCCACAATTGCGACTCCGCCTGTTGCTAATGAAGTTTGTTGTGAAGCAAGAGTTCCACCTTTTGCTGCATACTGACCAGAAGCATTAACTTCTCCGCCTGTAATGTAAGCTGTAGTTGCTGCACTTAATGTTGCAGTTGATTTATATAATGCTAGTTTAAAAACATCACCACCATTTTCTAAATCGTGAACTCCCTCTAAAATTTCTTTTTTAAAACTATTGCAAACTGCTTGTGATATTGCCATGTTATTTCTCCTTATAAATTTTAATTATTCGGTGAAGGTGAAGGTATTTTAACCCTTGGCACCCCATCCGTGTACTCGTCTCTACGTCTTCTGCCCATTTGCTCTAACGCAAAACTTTGTATAGATACATTATACTTGTCGGAATAGATTTTGTACATATCCATAGGACCTTTTAAAAATTCGTAAGCTTGTACCATTACTGCGTTAAATAATAGATCAGGAGCATTTTTTGACACATAAGTTTCTGTATTAGTAGAGCTTAAAGCATCTGGGGAGTATATGTAACTTAATTGGACTTCATACTGAGCATCTGGAGTAGGAGCCAAAATTAGTGTGGTTTCCTTCCAATTAGCATAATATTTTGGAACTCCTGTAGCTTGTGTAGAATTAAATTCAAAAATGAAACTTGTATCTCTTTTATCTAGATATTTTTTTTCTGAAGGTGATTGAGTAGTATCTAATACATAAATTGATCTAACTATTATTGAAGTTCTTGTAGATGCAGTTACAGGAGCACTAGGTAAAATTAAATAAGGTGAATTTAATTGTAAATTTGCTGTTGCATATTCTCTTGTATAATCTGCATCAACTTCTCTAAAAATACGAAGCTCAGCATCTCTAATCATTGATTGTAAAATAGAATCACTTAGAACAGAACTTCCAACTTCTGTGTAATCTCTTACCTTTTGTAATAATTCAGCAAACGTCATGATATATTTATTGTAACACTTCCTATAGTTGACTGTAACCGTCTTTTGTTATTTTCATCATTAGCATCTGTTGATGGTCGCATACCATCAGATGTAAATTGTCCTGGCCAAAGAGCAGGATCAAGATAAACTACAACAGGTGCAGCTCTTTGTGGTCTAGAATTGTATAATGCTACAGGATCTGCTCTGTGTGGTTTTGGATCTAGTTGAGGATGTTTTTTTTCAAATTCTGATATATGTACTAATGAACCATTCCATTCTTTAACCATTTCTCTATATGGAAATTCTTGTCCTGATCTGTCAGATATTGACTTTGCGAATTTTCCTCTTGCGTATGCCATAATTATCCTTGTGGGTAATAAACATTAGGTGAAATATAAACAGATGTTCTTTGTCCGTCTTCTTCTAACGCTCTTTTTAGTTCATCTTCATATAAAAGTTTTAAAGCTTGTATTCTGTCAGGTGCAATTTTTTGAGATAAATAAAAAGCTAATCCAGATACCATACACGGAAAAAATCTAAAAGGCATATCTGCTGTATTGGTGTAAGCACCTGCATCTTCAATTCTCGCGAGATAATAATAGAATATATTAGTTACCGCGCTTGTATCAGGAGCTAAATATAAACTTATAGTTGGAGTTATTTGTCTATCAACATAATACTGAGAAGGTGTACCCGCCTGAGTCTTGTTAGGAATAGCAATGTACTCAGATCTTGATACTTTAGTTAAAGTTTGTTGATTACCACCTGATACTGTTACCACAGCTTCAAGCACATCATTACAATCACTTGGAGTATTATAAGTAACTTGATTGTTTACTAGAGTTTCTGTTTTTGATTTAACTTTCCAAAGATTAATACCTCTGTTACCCCATTCAGAAAATAAAAGATTTAAACTTCTTCTAGCAGATTTGATATCATTACCAGAATTAGTTCTTACACCGCATCTTTCGTAAGATTCTTCAATAACCTCATCAATCGACAGGTTAAAACTTGTAGTTCCTGAACTAGCCATTTCATCCTTACGCTAATATTTTTTCTTGTAAATGTTTAGGTAGATTTTTTTGTTTACCAATAAGTTTACCTGTTTTGGCCATCATTGGTTTTTTCATTTGTCCACCGCCCATTTTACCTTCAGCTTTTAATTTTTTAGTAGCACCCATAAGACCGCCACCCATTTTAGTATGTACTTTTATTCTTCCGTTTTTCATATTATTTTACTCCTTCAAATTTTCCGCCTTTGACAGCAATACCCATACCTCGGCACTCACCACCTACAGACATTTTTACAATAGGAAATTTACCTAAAGCTTTTTCTCTTTTTTTGTATTTATCTTTTTTTACACTATCAGTAGCAGCTTTTAACGCTTTTAAATATGCTTTGTAATCTTTTGCTTCTTCCATAGTTCCTCCTAGTAATCTATCATACCACCATAGTATAATTTAGTAAACGCACCTTTAGATGCAAAAGTTTTAACATTTGTTGGTTTTCCGCCAACTCCTTGAGCTCTACTTCTTTTCCTCACAACGGCACTCCGCTTCTGTGAGTCTGTCATCCTTGCCGCTTTTGCAGCAGGGACGCACTTTGGATACTTCCGTTTCTTGTCCGCTTTGAGTTTTGAACGACCACAGGGTGCATACGAACCATCTGCTCGTTTGCTTCCAATATCTACCCATTTTT